CAACAGCAAGTACGTTACCTGTTTGTGTAAGAGTAACGTCGCCACTGTCCCAGTTCACTACTGCACCTTCTGCCAGGAAAACGTCAGACCACGCTTGACCTGCTGCACCAAGAGCTGCACCGTCGTTTGTTGAGGGAAGTATAGCCCCAACACTTGAAACAGCCCCCAAGAAAGAAACGTTTGCTGTATTGGCAGCACCTAAAATTGCAACATCAGTACCGTTTGCTGACTCAACCAAAACACCAGCAGTTGTGTCTGCTGTTATCTTTGGAGTTACTAGAGACGTTGAAAAATATCCAGTTCTCCAACCGATAGAAGCAGAGCCAAGGTCGTCTGTGTTGTCCGTGTCAGAAACAAGAGAAGTGTTTATCGCTACCGAGGAAAGGTTAGAAAGTGCTGTGTTTGCTCCTGACGATGACGGCACCGCCCATGTTCCATCTCCTCTCCAAAATGTAGTGGCGTCTGCGTTAGTTCCTCCGTTGAGGTTTGCTACGGGAAGGTCGCCTACTACTTCGGTTGCTAGGTCTACGGCAGATATTGAAAGCGCTCCTAAAACGTCAGAGTGCACAACCCCAGCTCCAAACGTGTTTACTGTTAGGGCAGAAGTTATAACTCCAGAAGCTGCTGTTAGTTCTCCGTTGTTTACGTCTACAGTTAAATTAGCGCTTCCGTCAAAAGCCCCAGCGTTGTTGAACTGAACTTGTGTAGTTGAACCTCCAGGGGCAGCGGATACAGTTGCGTATTCCACAGCAGTCTCTCCTGCGTTTACTCGAAGGTACTTTAGTGAGTTACCTGCGAGAGTTGCTACAGGTTGTAATGCAGTTTCAAGTGATATTGTGCCTGTGGTTGTGATTGGACCACCAGTTAAACCTGTTCCTGTTGCTACACTAGTTACTGTGCCTGAGCCAGAAGCTGCGCCATTTTCCCACCTGCCTGTAGTTGAGTTAAATTTCAACACTTGTCCATTTGAAGGAGAAGAAATAGCTACGTCAAAAAGAGATGAAAGAAGCCTAGCACCACCACCAAAGACTTTGTTAGCAGAAAGTTTAAGACCTTTAATAAACTCTTCAACCCCTTTTATAGCTGAAATGTCTAGACGCTCATCTCCGACAAGAGACTCAAGGTTGTCTCGTGTCTTCTCAGGTGTAACCAATTCGTATTCTGGTAGTTTTATCTGCGCCAGGACAAGGTTAGCAACTTCTTGGGGGTCAGAGTCTTTACCGTCAAGAGGTTTGTTTTCCATAATGTCGTCGCACATCTTTTTACAGTCAGCAAGTGCAGCTTTAAGAGCCTCTGAAACGTCAGATTTTGCCTCTAACTTAGTTGTTTTTAGTTCTTCGAGAATTCTATCGTGTTCTGCGTTTAGCTCCTTGAGAGCGAGATTTAAAGTATCTTTAGTTTCCTTGTTAACTTCCTGAGAAGCCGAACGGAACTGTGCAAAAGCGTTTACTATGTCAGACACAAAACCTTTCAAGTCTTCCGTATCCAAAAGTTGCTTGTTTTCAAGCAGTTTGGCTAGTTTGATAATGTTTTTGTAGTCGTCTGGCATATGGGAAGCTCCCTTGAGCTATTTATTTCATTGTGGGGGACATTTTGTAACGGTGCAAGTTTTACACTTTACTTTGTTTTAGGAGGTGGTAGAGTGCGGGTATGCTTACTGCTTTCGTAATTTTTATAGTGTTTATAGTTTTTTTAAACTTAGCGGGTTTCGGTAAGTAACTCGTCTAGGTAGTCTTCTAGCGCCTTTTGTCTAACCGCGTTAGACTTTCCTGCTATATCTCGTGCAGTTTCTTTTATTGTTCCAACAAGAGAATCTGCCGTAGCTTCTTTTGTTAGGTTTTGGAACCCTGTTTTTGGAGCAATGTCGTAATACTTGTTAAGTATGTTGTAAAGGTCTTGTAGCTGAGTAACGCTTTCTTTTGTTGTCCCTTTAACCCCAGCTTCGTCTAAATTTTGTAGAAGTTGTTTTATCTGTGGGTTAGAAGCTGCTGCACTTGTAATACGGCGAGCTAAAAGACCAGCCGACATGTTTAAAATGTCGTCCGTAGAGTTTGGGTCTATGTTCTTCATTAACTTTCTCAAGTCTCCTAGAGGTTGTACAATTTTACGATATTCGTTGCTAAGAGTTTTGTATTGACCGTTCTTTGACTCTAGTACGTCAGAAAGACCACTACGGATAGCGTCAAGCCCACCTTCTTGGGTGTCAGTTACCTCCGCTCGTCCTTTCTTTTTACCGCCCAAGATTTCAAAGAGTTCTTGTCTGTAGAGGTGAGCTTTTTCTCCGTCTCCCCAGCGTGTAGCCTGTGAGTACGCTTCTTGTAAAGCTTTCCTGTCAGGTGCAGTAGCCTTTGAAGTTAGTGTTGTTTTTGCAAAGTTAAGTTTACCAGTTGGAGACACAGTAAGCCCTTGTAGGCCAGGAACCTCAATAAGGCGAGCAAACACCCCACTAGAAAGTTCTGGTTTTGTAACAACACCTAAGTTCTTTGAAACTTCTCCAAGCTGAGCGCCTATAGTTTTTCTTTGAGTATCGAGGTCTTTAACTCTTTTTATGATAGGTTCTCCAACTATTTCAATAGGGTCTACTTTTGTTTTGCCTTGCGCGAAGTCTTTTACGGTTTGTACCAGTTTTTTAGCCTGTGAGCTTGCTGCAACTTCTGGTAGTGTTGTGATGTCTGTAATGTCTACACCGTCTCTAGCTGCTACTTGTGCTTTTGGTGTTGGTAAAGACTTTATTACAGCTTCTTGTGCTTGTTTTTCTGCTACGTTAGTTGCAACTCTTGACGGAACTCTAGCAAGACTTTCTCCAGCCATTTTTGTAACGTCAATAGCTCCTTTAACAATAGGAGCTTCCGCAACTGTTTTAGCGCCTTTAGCTGCAGCACTTACCCCCGCTTCCGCAACTGTTTTAGCGCCAGATGCTCCTACACCTGCTAGTGGGATGTTTGCTGCGTTAAAAATAGAAGCTAGGACGTCTTGAGTTTCTTGTGGAAGTGTTTTGTAAACGTCTATTGCTTTTTGTATTGGCTCTGACTGTACAATAGGTGAAATAACACTACCAATTTTTTCGTCTAGCCCTGTTGCCTCTAGTCCAGCTCCTAAAACATCTCCTAACGCACCTCCAACTTCACCAGCTGCTCTTATAGGAGCCTGTGCTGTTCTTGTAATAACTTCTGCTGCTGCAAGTGGTTCTTCCCCTGGCTGTGCCTCTGCAATAATCTTACGTGCTGGTGCTCCAGTTACTTCACTAGCAATTGTTTTGGCTCGTTCAGTTAGTTTAGACCCAAGAGTTTCTTTCTCTGGGGTTAAGTATTGTGTAAGACCTGCTGCTTTTAGCTCGTTGTTCATCTGCCCACTTTCAATTCTCTTTTTTAGCTCGTTAGCAAAAGAAGAGCTTGGGTTTTTCTTACTGTATTCGATTGCTTCTTGAATGTTTGCCATATTATCTGTTGAAAAAGTTAGCTGTCGACGTTGTATTACCAGAACTCGACGGGCTTGGTATTTGTTTCAAGAGTTCTTCATTTGATAAAGAACTTACAAGAACTTCATTGGCACTGTCAAGTAACTGCTTAAGTTCAGTAGTATTTTTGTAGTTTGTACTCAAAAGTTGGTCAGAGTTTGACTTTATTACTTGTTTAGATGCTTTCAGTGCTTCGTCGAGGGCGGCAACCCTAGCGGACTTTTGTCCAAAAACAGACGGAGCTGATATACCCATTTCTATAAGTTTTTGTACTCCGTTATCATAACTACCAAGGTTGTAGTAGTCTTTTGTTGCGCTTACTAGTGTTTCGTAGCTCTTATTTAAAACACCAGAACCAGCCCCCATCACTTCACCTGTCCCATATGTATTGATAGCTCCCTTATAGTTTGTTACTGAGTTAGCGAACGAAACAGCTCCTTTTATAGCTTTAGCTTCTGGGGTAGCGTTAAACTTCGCGTTGTCTTCGTAAGATAGTGTTATAAGACCCCCACTGTCAGTGCCGTACAACTTGTTATAGGCTTCTTGGTTTTCAAGTCCAAGCTGTTGTAGTTGAGCTTTCTTAATTTGCGTAGATAGATAGTCTCCAGCGTAAACTCCAAGAATTTGAGCGGCTTCTGCTTCTGTTTTAGCTTTAGCGGCACGTGAGACAATATCAGTAGGGGCTCCTTGAGAAGACGCGTTGACTACCAGGTCAGATACAGCTTTTTCGCTGGCTTTCTTCTCTGCTAGTGCTGTTTCTTCACGTTTAATAGAAGCGTTGAGTGCTTCTGTTCGCTTTTTGTCTATTGAAGAAAGGATATCCTTGTTAAGTTCATATTGTTGCTTTCGTATGGCGAGCTGGTCTTCAAGTGGTTTGTATTTTAAGTCTACTACCTGCTGTGCTTTTTCCTTAGCAGCATTTAAGCGTAACTGTGAGCCTGTAGCTGCTGCTGCGGCTATGTCCGCTTGCTGTCCGATTGACAGAGCTCTAAGGGCGTTTTCACGTAGTCTAGCGGTAGCTATAGGGGCTACTCCTGCTTCTGTTCTACCTCGTCCTTGAGATTCTTGCTGAATTTGTAGTGGAATAGCCTGGGCTTCTCTTTGTAGCGCAGACCCTTGCGCGTTTAAGTTAGCAAGTTGTTCTGCATACTTGTTAAGGTTAGCTATCTCTGTATTTACACCAGCTTGTTCTTGGGCTGCTTGAGTATCGGCAGTCCGACCAGTTAAAAGACCCATGATATCCAGCTGTCCTTGCGCTGCTCCTGTCTGAGTCTGCTGTGCTCTGTTAAGTTGTGTGTCTAACGTTTTAAAGTCTCCAGCTAAAGAGGTAAGTGTTGGGGCAACATACTGAGAGTAGTCTGTTGTGTCCTGTGGGGCAGGCGGGATAGTTACAGCGGGCACTGGTTGTAAGCTTGTTGCCGTGATGGTACGATTTTGTTCTGGCGGTAGGTTTGTTGAGAAGCCTCTTGTGATTACGTTTCCGTTTTGGTCTAGTGTATCCATAGTGTTAGTTTAAAGGACATTATAAAGTTAGTCCAAGATTCTGTAGCACAGTTTTAATTTGGCCTATCGCAGTACGAGCAGATATATCTATTGCGTCTGTGTCTCCCGAGCCACCTCCTGACGGAGTGGTTATTGATGCTTGTTGAGCCACTGGTGTTTCGTTAAAAAAACCAACTTTGTTACCAAACTTTGTACTACCAACAAAATCTACATCTTTTCGGAAAATTTGCTTAGCTTCAAAGTTATCCTTCATGTACATAGCTCGTAACTCTCTTAGGTCTTGTTCTAGTTGTGTAATGCGTTCTTCCATGTTAGATGTTTTTTTCTATTACTTCGTAAGCGTACTTTAGCTCGGTAGGTTCTGCTCCAAGTGTACTTTCGACTTTAAACTTAAACTCGTAGCCGTCAGTAAACGGGGTACCTGTTGCTAGTTTACTTTCCTTTTTAACAAGAGCTGTGCTTGCCGCAAGCGTAACAACTGCCTGGTACGCTCCTCCGTCTACTGAGACTGAAATAGCTAGTTGTCCCGTTGTGATTGCTTTTGCTGCGGAGACAAAGTGTAACTTCTTTTTCTTTGTTCTGTCCTCCAAGTCCATGGAGTGGTTTGTAAGAGACTCGTACGTTGCTGTTGGGAATATGTCAGAAGCGTACCTTGTTCGGAAGAAAGAACCGTTATTGTTAAACCCTACCCACAAGTAGTCCCCTAGTAAGTTAAAACCGTTTACCATACCTGTAAGGGCTGTGTTGTTGTTTACTAGGCGGTCAGGGGACATAAACCACTGGTTAGCCTCGTTTAGTCCAGCGACCCATACTTGGTTAATAGCTGTGCCGTTCACAGAGGCTGAACAAGCGAAAAAGAGTTTATCGATTTGTTTTGCCTTGAATGTGTGAAGGGTAAATGTCTCAGACGTTGTAGTAATTTGTTTTACTGTTTGTACAGGGCCACCAGAGTATACACGTAGAGAAAGTTTTGTCTTTAAGTTAAATATCGTGTTAGACGTAGGTATCCTATTTGACATGATTGCAACCAACGTACCGCCTATATTTTGTAGAACCTTTAACTCTCCTTCTCCGAAGTCAATAACCTCAGTAACCGTAGTTAGAGAAGTATCTCGGTTCCACAAGTAGACTTTTGATGAAAGACCTCCAACAGTTGGTGATGTACCAATAGCTAGGTAGGCTCCAAAGTCTGTGATTGAAGTTACTGTTCTGTCTGATGGCAGCTCTAGTACGTTTCTTGTTAGGGTAGTTCCGTCTAGTTTTGAAATCCAGTTAGCGTGCCCTATGTACATAATGTCGTCCATTGGGTGAGGGTACGGTTTTACACTTACTGCAACTCCGTTGAGTGTTGTAAGTGTTGAGCCGTCCTGTACTGTTGAAGTTGTTGTTGTTTGACGATTGTACTCTACTAAGAAAGTGTTTGTGTTATCCGTTTTAAGCGCATATAGTTTTGAGTTGTAGGCTTGAAGGGTGTTAGCTATTACGTTATTTGTTGTGTCCTCTCCTCCTGTGCACGCCTGAAAAGCCGCAGAAATGTCCATGGCTGTCGCTTTTTGGAAAAACTTAACATTAGTGTCAGCAGCTCCAGCTTGTCCTAGCGCGTAAATGTTTGAACCTGTAGCGTCTTTCATTATTACTACGTCTGTCATAACAAAGTTAGCCAACGTACCAGAGTCAACACTTTCTGTTTCCATTGTCCTATAAGGAGTTAGTCTGTGCGCGTTTGAAAACGTGTCAAAACCTGTAGCATATGAGAACGTATTAGTCTTTGGCTCTCTTACGTCCTCTGCAAGACCTCCTGAAAATGTGTTGATTGTTTTTATTTTCATAGTGTTAGACAACCTCTACAGTCATGTTGTCGACAGTAATAGACGGAGGCTGTGAGGCGGAGTTAAGCTGTGTTGTTATCGTCATGTTAAGGGCTGTAGTGCTGTCTTCTGTTAGTGTTTTCGAGTCAGTAACATAAAACTGTGTTGTAGAAGCCCCAAGAGATGAGACGGTTGTGTTCTGTGTAAAGAGCCCTCTTCCTCGTTGTGCATTAGTTGCAGCGTTTGCAAAAAGGGTGAACTCCATACGCCAACTGCCAGTCGCCGAACTCGTTGCGTCTGTTAAGGCAAAAGCTACGATTTCCGTAGACCCGTACCTCCCACGTAGTGTAAGTACACGACCCCCAACGTTTCCTGCCCAGGTTCCGTTAGCTCTTACTCGTATAGCACGACTTGTCCCAAGTATGTTAGCTGGTATAGCTACGGTATATAGAGTATTTTCGTTAGTGTCTGCTACTGAACTTGTTTGCGGGGTTGTTGTCTGTGAAATTAGACCAGGAGCGTATGTTGTGTTTATTGCGTTAAACGTAGGAGCCGAAAGAGCTAGTTGGTCTGGTGTTACGACTAAAGGGAATCCTGACTCACTGGCTGTACCTGCTGTTATTTGTGCAGCAGTTGCAAGGCGAGAGATACCCTCCGCTGACTCTGTAGCAGCAGATACAGTAGCTTCTACCTCCCAGTTAGGCACGTTTCCGTTCATCTTGTAAATATAGTTGTCTGTACCTCTTGGAAGTCGCACTAAAGCCCCACTTGAGTTTCGGTAGTACGTGTCTCCTTCTGCGTCGCTTCCTAAGTTAAGAGTCGGCGAAGTTATAACAGGGCTTGTGAGTGTCTTGTTCGTCAACGTCTGTGAAGCTGTTTTACTTACTGCCTTGTCGCTTCCTGTTACTTCTCCAAGTTTGTAGTCATGTGAGGCTGTAACAGCACTAGAGTCAGCCCCCACCTTAGCTTCGATGGCTTCTATAGCGTCTTGTATGTTTTGGTGAGCTGTAACGTGATTGGTCGACAGAGGTGTTGAAGCACTTTCTGCTGGGATTGTCGTACTGGTGTCAAGGCTACTTGGAAAGTTCGTACTCATAGATTATGACTTAGTTTGGTTAGTAGGCGTTACTGCGTTTTTAGTTTGGTTAGTAGGGGAGATAGCAGCTCCTCCCCATGTAGCTATAGCGTCTCCCCATGTGTAAAACGTGTCTCCCCATAAGTAAACACCTGCCTTTGGCAAGTTCTGTGGTGTTACTGCGTTTTTGGTTTGGTTAGTAGGAGAGATGGCCATGTTATACAGAGTTTACGTACTCACTTGTTAAAATGTTTTGCTCGTCTCTACGACGGTTAGCGTAGTATTTCTTTACTTCTTTTTCTTTGAGTTGAAGCCTGCCTAGATACTGGTTTGCTTTCGCTGTATCAATTGGTAGCCAGTAGTGATAGGCTGCCCACAAAACTGGGTATGTGTGGTGAGCGTTAGGTGCTCCCATTTCTTTAGTGTCGTCAGACGTTCCACTTGCTACTGTAAAGTAAGACGGTGTTCGTGCATACCACATTCTTACCCCGTTAGTAGAGTTATAGTCTGGGGTTACGTCTAAAAAGATACCGTTAGCTGTTTTGTAGTACCTCTGTGGTGTGCCTGTTAAAGTTTCTCTGTAGCCTAAAGACTCTTTCTCCATCATTTCGTCGTATGGTTCTAGTAAAATCCATGTTCCGTTCTGGTCTTTTACCTCTACACGGTAAATATCTAGTATTTGGTTTCCTTGTTCGTCTTCTGTAAAGTTGTAGTCCTGTTGACCAGAAATCAGGTTAAACGTCATGTTTGGGTAGCGTGTGTGGTTAGTGTCGTCTGCTTGCCATGAAGAAGAAGGAGGAATCGTAAGCATCTGGTACGCGTCTAGTCCAAGATTTAAGTCTCTTGTCTTTGCCTGGCGTGTGTAGTTAGAAGAAGAGTCTGTACCAGTCCAGTCTTCTAGTAGTTGCACCATTCCTGTTCTGTTTGTTCCTTCGTATAGTTGCATATTGTAAGGTTAATGTAACCTATAAACCCCACCAGGAGTGGTGAGGTCAAAGGGTAAACTAATCTGGTACTACTGCTGTAGCATAAGCCCCAATAGCTGTTCGTCCTTCACCCATCCACCCGATTGTGTTATCAATCTTAGTGAATGTGTGAATTTGAGTAGCTGTTAGGAGATACTCTTTTGTACCATCGCAGTCTTCTGAGTTAATTTCTTGACCAGACGAAGCTGGTGTTCGAACTTCACAGTTTGCTGCACCTGCGATAACAACAATCTGATGTCCGTTCTCTACTGTTGCAAGAGAAGGAAGAACAAAGAAGTCGTCAGTATCGTTTACGTTAGCTCCAACCTTTACCACAGTTACGTGTGGAGGGACTACGTTAGCAGCTCCCTGTGCACTGTTCGGGAAAACGTTGTAAGGCTCAAAACTGAGGCCTTTTATTTTTGGAAAGTTTGATTGAAATCCTGACATAATTTTTAGGTTATCTCATGGGCTGGGTGTAAGACGTTGTTCCTACACCAAACCCACGAGGGGTTTGATAAAGATTACGCAACCAAGATGTCAAAGAGAACTGGTACTACAGTTGCCCATGCCTTGAACTTGAAGTCCACACGCATAACTACTGCGATACCTGACACTGCACCTGCTGCTGTAGCTGGTTCGTTATCTACAATAACCTGTCCGTATGTAGAGCGACAGATACCGAGGTGGAACGCTTTTTTAACTCCACCAAAGAGGTGCCCAGAAGCGTGCTTGTTAGACGAGTAGTGTTCTACACCCATGTAACGGAAGCCTTGTGATGTACCGTCCTTTAGAGCGCCGTCAGCTGTTGAGAAGCCTTGAGCCTGTACGTATGCTTCGAGCTTTTCGAAGTCAGCAGCACGCCATACGATGAACGCACCGTTACGGTTCATAAGGTCTTCACCGTTAGCCTCACGGATTTCACGCTTCATACCACGGATAATATCGTCGATGTTAGTCTCTGATACTGTGATGTTTCCAGCAGCTCCGCCGATAGAAGCGTTATCGAAGTTAGTCCACTGTGCATGTTCTGCAAGCATTCCTGTTTCGATAGCTTCGTTCAAAAGTACAGCCTGTCGGTCAGCCATTTCCATCTGTGAGACAAAAGTTGACTGAGCAAGGTCAGCACGGTCAATAAGCTGAGGTAGAATCTTGAACCCAGTGATGTCTACAGTTTCGTCTGTAAGAACAACATCCTGGTGGGTGTAAGCAGAACCACGAGTACCGTTTTGTACTGTAGGGTCTGTTACATATGGGTTGTGAAGAACTTTTGTGTCTGTATAGTCTATCTTACAGATTTCTTTCCACTTATTCATTTCGGAGAGACGCTCCTGTGCTTTTGTCTCCCACTCTTCCTGGTAAATAATTACGTTACTCATTTAAGTTTGATATTAGTTTAGGTAATATCAGACTTACTTAACTATTTATTGTAAAAGACGTTTTTCTTGCTTTCTCTTTCGATACGAGCGTTTACTACTTTTCGTCTTAGGTCTACCTCGCTTGCTGGTGGGAGTTCTCCCTTTGCAATCCAGTAATCTACCGTACTTTGAGCTGATTGCCCGTTTCTGTTCTTACCTTGAGGTATCGCTTCGGCTGTAGCTCGTAAGTCTCGCATCTCTTTGAGTTCTGCTTGAAAATACTTACTGTTAATGACCTCTTTGAGGCTTTTACCAGTATTAGCCATTATGTCTTTTACAAGTGAGGACTCGTCGTCTCCTTTAATACCATTGGCAATAAGGAAAGCTTCTTGTCCGTAGTCTAGTTCGTCTGATTTTTTGCTAGTCTTAGGCTTTTCTGAAAGTTCTGGGTGTTTCTTTTCCAGTTGTTCCAGTTGTCGCTTTAGTCTTGCTCGTTTTGCTTCTGGAGTTTCAGTAACTCGTTCCTGAGTTTCTTCCGACTGCTCGGTAGTCTCATCCTGTTCTGTTGTTCCGTCTGCGTCGTTGTGAAGGTCAACGTCCTTGTTTTCAATATCCATATTGAGATGTTTTTTATTAGTCATTCAGTGGGGAATGATACCGCTTGTTAATACCTTTTGGCTATGAGAGGTATATCTCTACTTTTAAGTATGGGGAACATTTAAAAACCTTGCAACTACTCGTATACAACTGTAAGGTCTGCTGTGCCACCGATAGTTATGTACAGTCCATTATCGAACGACTCGTTGAAGTCAATCTCTCGTTCGCCTGTAGTTGCAACTGCTGACAAAGTGATTGTGTTGTTCATAACTCGTCCTGTCGTACCTGTACCAGAACCAAGAGTAGCAGCTCCCCAAGCGTGGTTAGCCATAGTCTCTGTAGTTGCAATAGAGTTTCCTGCTGTTCCTACGTTTTTAGCTACAACTGTTTGGGCTGTGTCTGTGTTTGTAGTTGCGTACACAGTAGGGTGAGGGGTTGTACCTGTTGAATAATCTGTCCCCGCTGTTCCTGAACCGTTTATAGCCTTTTTAAGGTTATCAAGTGTTACTGCCACGCTAGTAGTGTAAAAAACTTGGAAAGGTACGGCTGTTGCTCCTGATGTTTCTGTAAGTTCTTGTACAATCGTGTAAGTTACTGCGTCGATTGTAATTGTAGAAGCTGTTGCTGCTACACCTGGATTACTGTTACCTGTACCACCCCCTAATGTAGTATCGGCCCATACTGTGTTTGTCATGGTCTCTGTAGTAGCGAGAGTATTAGCTGCTGTGCCAATAACACGAGCCACTACAGTCTGAACAGTGTCGGTGTTAGTAGTAGCTATAACTATTGGGTGAGCTACAGTCCCAGTAGAGTAGTGAGTGCCTGCTGTTCCTGTTCCGTTGATTGCTAACTTAAGGTTATCGAGCATTGCTGCTTCGTTAGCGCCTTTTACTACCTGGTAGGCTATTGCATCTGCCCCGTACGTCTCTGAAAGAGCGTCTACAACGGTGTATGTTACATCCCCAATAGTAACCGTTGCTGCGCCTGTAGTAACACCAGCGTCAGAAGCCCCAGTTCCGCCTCCAAGAGTTGTGTCGGCCCATGAAAGGTTAGTTCCTGTTTCTGTAGTTGCTACAGTGTTGAGTGAAGTACCTGGAACACGCCCACGAACCGTTACTGTTGTAGCATCGCTAGCCACCGCTACTACTGATGGGTGAGCTGCTGTGCCTGATGTGTAAGCGTTTCCGTTGCCTGACTCTGTACGGTTGATAGCGAGCTTTAGGTTAGTTAGAGTCGCTTCTTCTGTAGCTCCTATTTTAACTTGATAAGCTGCCCCTGTTAACACGTCCTTAAACGTATACACTGTTGTCCCGATAGTAACTGTCTCGCCGTCAGCTCTTGTACCTGTTGAGGTTAGAACTGAGACTGCGTGAGTTCCAGCTACCATAGCACCCGATGAAGTAAGTTCACTTGTTGCGTGAGAAGCTACTGTCATAGCACCTGACGAAGTAAACACCCCCGTAGCTTGTGCACCAGCTTCTGTTGCGTCGAACAATTTTACCGTCCCTGATGAATGAGAGTTGACTACAATCTTGGAAAGAGTCCCGAAACTGCCTTTTATCAACCCTGATTCTGATATGTTTTTATATTTCATAGTTATTGTGCCTCGTTGTAAGGACTTTCAACTACTAGTTCTTCCTTTTTAATCTTTGATAATTCTTTCAGCCCGTTTTCTAGTAACGAAACACCTTGGGCAAGTCCTCTAATGTCTGCTCCTAGTTCGTCGTTTGACACTGTGCCCCGACCTGAAATTGCAAGAAAGGCAAGTGCTAGGGCACCGTTTTTAAGTGGGTCTGGGGCCAAACCCTCTCTAAGAGTGCCGTTGTCGTAAATAGTTGCAAGCAACACCTTACGAACAGCGTTTACAAGCACTTCGTCGTTATTAAAGTTGATAATTTTGTCTTTTTCTATGTCGCTAAGATATGGCATATTTTTATTTGTTAGTTTTTAAGCTGCCTCTACAGGCGCAGCTTCTGGTTGTACTGGTGAGATAACAGGTGAGTAGTCAACTGGACTAAGCCCTGAGTCTTCTAGAAGTTGGTTAAACACTTTAGCTATTCCTGGCACTTGCTGGAAGGCTTGTGGGTTTCTAAGCACTTCACGGATAATGTTTGTTATCTTGTCAGCGTTCTGTGCCATGTACTTTTGCTTACCTTTTATGTTTACAAACACATCGACTGGGATTTGGTCTAGTTCTCCCTTTAGAATCTCAAAGAACCCTCTGTTGCCGCCTTTTATAAACTCGTCTGTGAAAGACGTAACCATTGTTTGGCGCATTTCTTCTGTAACTACTTTACCGTCTAGTATCATTTCAGCTAGTTTTCTCTCTGTTCTGTTGCGTGCGATAGTGTCTGCAATCTCCTTGAGTTCGTCAAAAGAAAGCTCTTCGCTAAACTTACGCCCTTCGTTCATGTCTTTAACAACGTATTGGAGAATCCAATCACGATACAGTACGTCAGCTACGAACGTGGCAATTTTACCTTGACGGTACTCGTGTAACCCTTGTCCTTGCTGAACAACTAGGGACTGTAGAGCAAATGGTGTCCCCGATACTGGATTAGTACCAAGCTGTGCATCACTAGCTGAGCCTAGAATACGTGCGTTGTTCTCTTGACGTACTTGGTAGTTTGTAAATGCTGTCATATTCTGTAGAGAACCGTCGAGCCTTACAGTAGTAGAATCTTTTTCCTGCTTTAAAATGGTGTTGTCCTTGAGCTGGTTTAGGTTTTGTCCCGCTAGTTCTTCGCTGTTGGTGATAAGTACGTTTACAGCACTGTCTAGCATTTTCTTAATCTTGATGGCTGAGTAGTTGTTCCAAACTTGTGGTTCAAACAGTGTTTCAATAAGAGACTTCCCGCAAGCTCTACCATAAACAGAGTTAATAACCAAAGCTTTGAAAGAGTCCGAAAGAGGTTTGTCCTTTCCTGCAAACAGGGTAATACCGTTTTTTGAGCCGTCTTTTGACGTGTAGTAGCACACAAAGTGTCTCTGTGGTGTGTATTTATACTTGTCTCCTTCGTCTTCTAGCCAGTACTCAGGTAAGTTACCAACAAGCTCGTACACAGTAATGTACTTCCCAGGTGTCTTTGCTTTCTGGTCGTTAGCTTGTGTAACAGACTTTTCTGCTTCTGCCATAATAATAGCTTCATCTATCTTGTCGTCAAACCACTTACCTTTATTCTCTAGTAACTCCGCAACTGTGTACTGGTGTTTTAGACAAATAGGCCCTGACATTACATTAGTTTGGTCAGCAAAAGCAATCTGCTGTAGTTTAACTACTTCGGGTCGTGAGTTATTGACGTTCTTAATGAGAGCTAAGTCGTACACCACAGAGCTTTCTACTAACTCGTCGATAAAAGTGTCCAACTCGTTCTTTCTAGCCCACTGTGGGTGATATTTCTTGATTAAAAAGGATTTGTAGCTGTTGTGTATGTCGTTTACATAAGGAACAATGTCTTTGACATCAAAACCTTCTGAACGTAACGCTACGTTTTTTACAGGCGTAACAATGTCGTCATACGGGCGCATCCCGTCGTTAGCTCCTGTGTGATACCAACCGTTCGCCACGTTAGTACACCGCTCAATGTGGTTGTGCATACTCCACTCAACAGAACCAGTAACAGGCACTTTTGCTGTTTTAAAGTTAGTCTCCTCCGCTAAGATATAATTGTAGAGTTCTTGGTTCATTTATTTGAATCTCATTTTACTTATGAAAATGTTTAGAGATAGCTTGTTTCTGAAAAGCATTTTACCCCCAAACACAAAGAGTAGTTTCTCGAATACTTTACCTTCTTTGTTTGTTACTTTAAATATGATACGTGTCTTAAGGAAGACTGGCTTCCTTTCCATGATTGAGTTAAAGAGGTCGTCTGTGTCAAACTCGTGTATCTTGTCGTTAAACGTCATTACAACGTGGTACTCACCTGTTTTTGGCAGTATTACAATTGCTGCTGGTTTCACTACTTTTTTACTTGCTACCTTCTTTTTTGCTACTTTTTTAACCGTTTTTTTAGGTGTAGTTGTCATAGTTTGAGTTTAGGGAACATTTAATAAGTTGTCTATATAGCTGGGTTGTTGTCTGCTTGGTTACCTCTTAAGAGTATTTTCCTTGGTTCTCTAGCAACCTCTTTTAACTCAAAAAACATCCTCATCATAAGAACATCGGCGAAGTCAGGGCTTCTTCCTAGAAGTTCCTTGATTTCACTTTTTGGGATAATTGCTAGTTTGGTGTCGATTGAGTTGTCTGTCTTTTGAACTACGTCTAGCTCCTCAACGAGTTCTGCTATAGCCTTTTCGACGGTGTAGCCCTCTATGTTTGTTTGGAACTTTGTTATTTTTACACTCATTTTTCTCTCGTTTACTACTTCTGACAACTTAAAGTAACACTGACACCTAAAGTTCTGATAGTTAGCTGGAACAACTTTAGACTTTATGTAGTCCCATATTCCTAGTGGACTAGAAGCTCCGTTGAAGCCTTTTATTCCTCGCATACCGTCCACCACACCTCCACCAACTCCACCCTCGTCTGCGAGGATATTCTGCCACCCAACACCTTCTGCTTGCGCTTCTTCCTTTATCTTTTTGATAGTTTCGTCTATACCTTGGTATGTGTAAACTCCTAAAGAGTACAACTCCAGGCCTTTAAACGTGCCTAGAACTATCTTATCTCCTCCAAAACGAGCAATGTCCGCTATGAGTGTCTTTACGCCAGGGTTATCTACGAGCGTGTTCTTTGTTAAATCCATTATTGCGTCGTAGAACATTGTTTTTTGAGGGTTGTCGTCAAACTCAAAGTTACCTTTCAAAAGGCGCTCTCTAGTTACTTTGTCGCTTCTTTCTAGGTTTGTTATGTAAGCGGCTGGTAGGTGAGGGTTGTCCCCAGGTAGCGCACGAATAAAAGCTCTGTAGCTAGGTAGTGTGTTGTCTTTCCACGGTTGGTAGTAATCTCGGTAGACATGCCCCTTGTTGGGGTTAAAGGTCTCTAGCCAGAATGTCTTTATCTCCTTTCCGTTAAGGTTGTTCTTACGTCCCACACGAGTCTTTAGAATTGACTTGGCTTTCTCTGGTGTCTCGTTTGATTCATCAATCCACGCCCACGTTAGCTCCAAGGAGCCGAAGCGTGTATATTCTGGGTCCTGTGGACTATACGCTGTGTCTAGTAAGTATATCTGTGACTTGTTGGGGAAAGTAATTACCCCTTGTTGTGCATCGTATTTATAACTTCCTTCCTTGTAGCCTAGTTCTGCAAAGATTTCAAAGAGAGTGGAAAGCGTTGTTAGCCTTAGTGTCTTTAACTCCTTACGTCCTATAGCTCCTCTGCTTCCTGGGTGCATTTCTGCGATAGTGATTGCTAAGTAACAGCCAAGTCTACTCTTACCACCTCCTGCTGCACCTCCATAGCCTAACTCAGTGATGTGTTCTGACTCCCAAGCGTCCCAAGCAAGTGATTGTTTTGGTAGTAGGTTAATTGTTGCTTCCATTATATTACTTCTATTTCACTTGTTTTGTTGTTTACCCTGAGTGTTTTGCCGTAGAGAATGACATCATTAAATTTATCAAAGATTTTATTCTTTTCACACCATCTTTCCATTTGTTTTTTAACTAAATATGTTTTAGTCTCTTCTGTCATACTATGCCTTGTTAATTATAATAGTCTTTACCTCAAAGTCTTTTCCGTCCTTGCCTGTTAGTTCACTTCTAGTGGAATATCCCTCTTCTTTACCTAAAGTAGTTGCTATAGTCTTTGCTACGTCTACCTTTATCTTAAGTAGCTGTGGGTCTACTAAGCCTTCCTTGTCTAATGTATTCATATCAAGTGTTTCATCTAGGACTTTCTCTGACTTGCTTAACATGTCCTTACGTTTTAGTTTTGCTTTTCGTTCCTTGAACCATCCTTGCATTGTAATGTTTCTTGCATGGTCTTCACTGTACTTAGCGTCTATTGCTGCTTTATAAGCGTTTTCTTGATTACTTGCTATAGACAAAACGTAGTTATCCCAGCAGACTTGTTCTCTTGGGTCTCCTGTTGTTCCGTTTGCTCCGTGTGGGTTAGTTTCTGCCATATTGTAACCATCTTATTACCCAGATGTGTATCTTGTCGTTTTCTACAAACCTTCGTACGACAATACATTTTTCTGGTTTCTTGTAGTAAAAGTGCCCGTTTATTTTCTCTGTGTAGTAGAAAGGTAGACTAGTTGCTCTTGGATTAAGAATCTTGTCAACTAGTATGAGTAATTTTTGAAGTGGGGAGTAATTCATAAGTTATACACATATTTTACCACTCATTTGCCAACGTGTCATGTATACTGTATTTACTAATGAAGGTTAAACTCGTTAAACTTAAGTTCAGGGAGTTAGAAAAAGTTAAAATCTTTTTGGACTCTGAACCTTTACCAATAAACTCTGTTATTTGTCCTTCTAACCTCCATCCTAGGTGCCACGGCGTTTACGTTCCTAGTTGTAAAGAACAAAAAGAATGTCTTTTGTGTGAAAACTTTAGGCGGCTTTCTCGTTTTCCGCTTCCTCCGCAAGTTTTTTAAGTTTTTCTTGTAAAGCAACAACAACATTTACGTGTTCAACTTTTACTGTTGCGTTTTGAATAAGTGTCAAAACGTTAGTTATGTCTTGTTTTGTTAGCATGTTGTAAGTATACCACTTTCTCAACGTCAAGTAGCTTAGTTATCCACAGAATTTAGTGCATTTTTAACTTATTACTTTTATGAGTCATATGCCAATAATCGCAGAACTGACACTTGTATGCTCGAAGTTTTGTAAGAGTTCTTTTGCCTATTTTTTCAGCTTCCTGCTTTGCTAACTGCTCGTTGTAGGACGTTTTTAACGTAGCTGGACATTTTGGGAAATGAATTCTCTTAGGCTTTTGTTTTACTGGCTCTTTTTTCGCTGGTTGCTCTACTTTTACAGGCTTTTTTGCAAAGAAACTGCGTAGATACTTTTTTATTAAACGTAAGTATTTCATATTACGGCAGTATTTGGCTTAGAAATGCCCGTAGAGGTGCTTGTTTTGTTATAGGTGTAGCGTACTTCATTTCAGGTATTTGTGTCGGTGTAGAGCCTTGTAGGGCGTCGTCACGGTTTGCTAGAGCACGAGCTGTGTCGTAAGCACTTGGACGGCGTAGGTAGTCGATGTTTTTCATATTTAGTTTAGTAGTTTCTTTACTTCTGATAGACAAACATAGTCTTTGTGATTAAATATCGTACTATCGTTATCGCAGTTACTTATTTCAAGTTTACTGACTTTATATAGTAGCTCTGATTTGTATTGGGTGATGACTTCTTTTTCGTAAAGTGCTACCTTTCCATTTTTCCACATTTCACGTTCCCATTCTTTACCTTTCTGGAACCCTTCCTTCCTACCTTCTTCTCTTGCTTTTTCTTCACGGGAGTAGATGAAAGGCAGTAAGTCTTTAGCTATTCTCCAATCAATCATTGTTTCGTTCTCTATAAACTCTTCAAACTCTTTTTCTAATGTCTTTTCTTGCATGGTGTGTGGGGGTTAAAATCTACTTTCCCTAATAATGTTTACTGCTCCACCATTTTTAAGGTATTTCCTCATTGTGCTTGGTGCTCGTGAGTGGCTAGAATCGTACGCAAACTCAGGAGTCCACTTACCATTTCTTTGAGTTCTATACATAAACGAGTAGTATCTTTTACCAACCTTTATATCCCAAATTTCTATTTTTATTATTTCTTTAATTTTGTTTTTCATAAAATTCGCTTAACTGCCTATGTAGTGTTTGAATAAAAAATGGTATTTGTTCTTTAGTTACTTCTGTTTCAAACACTAACTCTTTATTTTTCTCTATTGCTCTTATTTCTATTTTCATATACATCTACTTCTTAAGGGCTTCTAATAATGCTTGGAGTGCTTTCATCTCTCCTTCATATGGTTGGTTTTTCCCGTCGTTAAAAGCATCCCAATCTACATATTCCGTCATTTCTTTTTCTATAATTCTACAGATTTCTTGACGAGTCCTCTCCTCTGCCTTACGAATCTCGGTTTTGATGAAGGATTTTATATCTGCTTTAACCCCTCCATCTAAATAATAATCAGCCGCAGGGAACTTTTTATCAAACCTACTTTCCCACTCTTCTGGTTCTTCTCCACATAAAACACAAGCTGTTTTTAAATCTTTTCTAAGTAAGTAGTCGTGTTTACACTTTTCTGGTCGCGGTGAGCGGTGTAAGTCTGGTAAAGTCTCTGGGAACAGTATCTCTTGACAAATTTCGTCCAGCAAGTCGTCTATTTTTTCTTCTTCCTTACTAAGGTTATCTGTGTACAGTTCTTCACCACCTCCCCCTAAACTTGGACTACTGACTTTATACTGTTTAATGCTCTTCACTATCTCCTCTTTCTGAGAGTTGAGGGCTTCTTCAATAAAGTCTGAAATATCATCTGCTAGAATTGGGTCTGATATCCTTTTTGGGTATTTACCAGCACCAACAAAAGTTTTTTTAAACATTTCTATAATGTGTTCGTTGTTCATGGTTTAGTACTTGTTAATGATAGGTTTACAACCTGCGAGGTCAAAGAGGTTTTCTACCAGCCTTTCTGGGAACGCCTCCCAACTTCCAAGGTCAGTGATAAGGCGGTCTATTTTCCAGTTTTCCTTTCTGAGTTCTGTAACTTTTGCCTCAAACTCTTCTAGCGGGACTAGTTTATGTTCTGTTTTCATACTAAGTGATGTGGTTAGTTGTTTATATCTTCTACTTTAATAATTCCTCAAAAAAGGTGTTAACATCCTTCCCTTCTGCTAGGTGGTCGATGTAAACTTCTTCATATTGCATCGTAGACATAGTGGTTGAATGTTTGTAATGTTATCGTCCCCACCCTTGGAAACTGGAATAATGTGGTCTTTTGTTAATTTAATTTCTGGCTCTTTCTTACTACAGTGTAAGCATGTGTTATCGTATTTTTCTTTAAGTTCTAACCACTCTCTCTGTGAATGCTTGCCACCGTTTTTAAGCATTCTTTCTTTTCTTCTAACCCTTCCGTTTAAGTCAGAGTTACCACCTTTCCACATTGGAGCATTCTCTCTCACTTGGAACTTTTGGAGACATGCACGTGAGCAAAAGAACTTTTTGTGTATTTTTAACCTGTAAGGTCTGACATTCTTTTGCTTACCACACTCACTACAATTGACGAACTTTCCTTGCCAATTAGGATGATTATTCTTGTCACTAAACCTATTTCTTTGAGCACAGGACACTGAACAGAACTTATTGTATTTTTTGCTCACTTCTTTACCACAAAGTAAACAAGAAGGACGACTTTTACGTTTGTTGTTCCTTCCCCATATTTGATTCTGCGTTAAAGTATTGTTGTCATAATTTGTTTATTGAGAGAGTTTTTTCATGTTAATTATTTAGTATTGCGTTAAGAAGTAGAAGTGATAAGTTAGTTTTGCTTTCGTCTATGTAAAAGCCTTCCTGGTTAAGTTTACTAAGGTCTTCTAGTGAGTACACAGCTCTATAGTCGTAGGTTGTTGGTGCGTAGATAAAAACTCCGTTGTAACCTTCACGGACAACTTTGAACATGTGTATCCCCGTTCTTTGTACTTCTTTTTCTAGTGCTTGTCGTAGTGTTTTCATGTTAGTTAATCTGTAGAGTTAGTTCCCCGTCTAGTAAAAGTTCGTAAACAACAACTTTACTACCCAAACCACTATCTAAAGTTCTTGTTCGTATCTCTAACATACTTAGTTTATCTGTAGAGTATTAGCACTCCACATAGCTGACACGGTAATAGTAGCTACACAAGCTACTAGTAGACCCCATACAAAGTAGTCGTAACACTTACACTCTCCGTACTTGTTCCAAGACTTTACTTGTTCTGCGTTTTCTAGGGCTTGTTTTTTCTTTTCAGTTACGTTTTTTGTAACAGAAGGTGAGTTTCCACGGTATTCGTTTTTTTGGGTTTTTGGTTTCATACTTGTTTTACTTAATTGGTATATTGTTAGTATATGCTTGTGTATGTTCTATGTCAACAAAACAACTGTGGACAACTACATAAAACCTTTATTTTTGTAATACTTTGTAAGCAGTGTTCTAATAGTTACTGATAGGGTTTCTCCAGTTTCTTTATGCACCTTTTGAGATGCTAGTTCTTGAGCTTCTGTTATTTTAATGTGTTTTGAAATCATGTTTTTATTTTGTAACTCTTAATGTTCCTTTACCGATGTTGCATGTTTGACATGCTGTTACTAAGTTTTCCAAAGTGTCTACACCTCCTAAAATTTTTGGATTTAGGTGGTCTACGTGAAGTTTTACATTGTTAGTTTTTGTTGGTTTTGCACCACAATATGTACATTTGAAGTTATCTCTTAGAAAAACAACAAACCTTTTTTTAGGGCTAAACGGTTCTGTTTTAAAAAGACACTCATCTGAACACAACCTTGTTCGCATTGACTTTGACAAAAACTTACTGGTACAAACATCGCATTTCAGTTGGTACATATATACTCCATCTACGTCTAACCTTTTTAGATATTTAAATCTTCTCCATTTTTTAAGCGTCATATGTAGTGGTGAATATAAGTCTATATTGCATGTAGTTGTTTTACGTTGTTGTGATAATTTGGTTCTGCACCAAGTTCGTTTAGTTGGTACTCTTGGCTTAGTATTTTCTTTTCCTCCTCCTCAATATCCTGCGTTTCTATTCGTAGCCGCCTGTCGAGGTATACGATATCCTTGATAAGTTCTAGGGATACTTCCTTGTTGGCTAGAAGAGTAGGGTAGTCCTTGAGTAACGTGTAGCGAATTGTGCGGTAGCGGTTTACTACTTTGTCTGCGTCAGGTAAAGAAAGTGTCTTAGACAGTTCTTCTCTTAGGTGTTTACGGCGACGGTTTACGTTATTCATGTTAGTTTAGGCCCATCTCTGCTTGCCTCATTTTTCCCATGAGCTTAGCCACGCGGATTGTCTCCTCAATGTTCTTTACTTTTGCTTGCTGTATTTTCATCTGCTTGTACTCGTCGGTAGCGTTTACAATGAGGTTTACTTTATTCACTTTGTCGTGTTCTTTGAGGAGGTCTACTTTCATCTGTGCTACTTTTTGTTCTAGTTCGTACAGCTTGTTAGTCTCGTTACTCATGAGAATAACCAGGTACTGCGCTGCCTCTACAAACTGTGCGGGTGGTATTGACTGTTTGCTTTGTACAGTAGTAGTCATCCACGCCATTATTGTTTCTATTGAGCGTTCGTGCATATGTTTAAGTTAGTAGTTCGTTGAAAGGCGACTGCTCCCACTCCTTTAGTGCTTTGTCAGCGTCGTAGTTTACTAGTTGCCAGTCAAACGTGAATGGTGGTTTTCTAGGTTTCCTCCCTAGAATTTTGGGTCGTCTACACTACCGTCGTCTAGGTCTACCTTTACTTCTGGGAGCTCAAACTCTGTAGTCTCTTCTCCGTCGTCGTCTTCAACTTCTACCTCTTCCATTTTATTCACAGGTCTTACTGATATGTAGTTTTTAGCACCTTGTTTTTTTGCTTCTAGTATCACGTAAGAGTTTTCTGGGTACTCTGCAAGTTTTTGTACCAGGTAAGACACTTCTCCTGTGTCTTTTGAGTATTTTCTAGTGTCGTAGGTTTTAATTTCGCCGTGCTCTTCTACTAAATACCTGATGTACGGTGTATCTTTCCCTTCAAGGTCTTTCTTTACTATCTCCTTGTCTTTAAGGAGCCTAATTTTATGTTCTCCCGTAGGCACTGGGGCCTTACCGTCTTCTTTGGTTAATAGCCTTAGTTTTGGGTGTATTCCCGCTTCTTTTACTACTTGTTTAGATGTTTGCATTTTGTTCTACTACTATTTTTGTAATATTTAGAGTATCTATCGTGTAGCCATACTCTTTTGACTTTTCTAACCACTCTTCGTTAGATTTGGTCATTTCCTTGCCCTCCTTAATCCGTTTAACTACACGATTAAGTCCAGAGACTATTGGTGTTACCCACTCACTGTACTCATCTGGAAACTCAAACGGGGTTTCTTCTTTGTCGTCTTCATTTTTTTTCCTTGAGTACAATTTTGTAAGGTATGGGCTGTATTCTACTTTCCAGTTCTTTGTAAACTTTTCAGCTAGACTGTCCCAAAGTATGAGCTTTTCTTTTTCTGGTTCTACGTCCTCGTTGTGATATTTTGTTATAAGTTTCAAGTCGTCAATAATCATCTGTTCCAAGTCTTCAAATACTGTATCAATAGCGTACTGTAATACACGCACGTCATCACGACACACGTACACAACACTTGCTGGTAATCCAGTTGCCTTTTTATACACAGCAGCTTGAAGCATATGGTGAGTTTTTGGGTTGTCGGTTGCAAGCAGACTTTCAAACACGAACGACCCGACAGACTTCACTTCTAGGATAGTTTCCTCAAAGTTCTTTCCTTGAAAGTTGTTTACTATCGCCTCGGTTAGTTTTTGCATAAACGGCGGCATAGTTTGGTCATAAGACAAGCCTGCTGCTATTTCGTCAGCACCACCAGAAATTATAAAGTCTATTCTTCCGCTTATAGGCAGTAAACCTGGATATTCCACTAACACTCTTTCTTGTGTCATAAACTTAATACCTGCGCGTACCAGGACTGTTTGCACAATCCATTCCCATATATCTCCAGCCATAAACTTACGCATAGAGCGAGAGTTAGGTGGGTTGGTGTATGGTTCCGCTTTCATCTTTAAGTAGCGGTCAACCATTGCTCCTCCTAGTTCAGAAGCATATACACGACTTCTTGGTTCAAGCGCTTTGTCGTTTTTCTCTATAGTAGAGTTCCATACTTGGGTTAGTAAGAACTTTTCCATACTAGTACCTGTCTTCTTCGTTAAACTGTGCTTCTTCCTTTGACTCAAAAATACCCGTGAGTCCCTCTTCCTCTCCGTTTTTTTCTGCTTCGTTTACTAAAAGGTTCATGTCAATGTTTCTCATCTCGTCCAGAGACATTACAAGTTGTTTGTCTAAAAGCTCACCGTGGTCGTTAGAAATTATTATGTTTATTTTCATATTTGTTTTACTTTTTATGAGATAGCCTACAAAAAGGGGGAACCGTTACTAGAACCTTGTGAGGTCAACGTTTCCGAGACTAAGGATAGCCGCAGGGCAGCTTAGGGCTTACTACAGAACCTAACTACTCCAAGACGTCCTCGCTATTACCCTTTTTGTAAACTACCTCTACCATTTAGTATACACCATGGTGTACATATTGCAACACAGAACATACACAACCTGTGGATAACTAGAGCCTTATAGACCAACGCTTATCACATCTTCAACACTTCGTACCACATAGTAGTAACCCCCGTTGTTCTGTACTAGTCTTTGGAACTCTAGCTGCTCTGGAGACTGCTTTGTTTTCTCTCGCTTTACTTCTAGGAAGATAGGTTTGCCTTCTTTTACTACGATAATGTCAGATACTCCTTTGAGTGTGTGTTTAGCCATTCTACGGAACTGCCACACATCTCCTGTCTTCTGCACGGTTGGGGCTGTGTTTTGCCGCCAGAACATCAACTTGCCTTGGTTCATCTTTAGTGCCAAGTAATCACAAATCGTGTTTTGTATCTCTTTTTCTAGCATGACTTTAAGTATGCCCGTTCATATTCCCAATCCTTTTTAGGGTACTTTGCTAAGTCTTCTCCCGTAGCCCTTTCAAGTGCTATACGTTGGTTCTCGTGCTTATCTAGCCCCGCCCCTAAGTGGTGGAAAACACAAAGGGGTATGATTGCCCATTTCTCTTGTATTTGTCGCCCTCCGTATATCCAAGCGTGCTCCCATGTTATACGCCCTTGGCAGTCAATATTTGCCCTACTACAGCGTGTGTAGTACTCGTCCTCACTCATCTCTTTGCGTAGCTTTGGTGGTATAGGTGTCATAGCTTTTCTCCTTGCATAAACGTGTCTAAAGAAACTTTTAAGTGCTTACCTTCCTCTTCTGGGTGTGGTATGACCATGGGCATCATTTTCTTGAAAAGAAGTATTTGTTTCACTATGCTTATTTTGCTTGCTCTTCTGTTTGGTATGTTTAGGTTTGGGCAGTAGGACTGTATGTAGTCGTCTAGCTCACTGTTTTTCCAGTGAGAGAAGTTGCGTTTGTCTGTCATTTTGATTTTAGATAGCCGTTAAAACATTTTCCAAAAGAGCCTGTTCTTGCTTTAGAATCGAGGCAAATACTCTTGAGCTCATATAGTCCAGAATAGTCATCTCCACGCTTCCTAGTTACTATCATAGCAGTAATATATTACCTCCTTTTGAAGAATAGAATATCTCTTTTGATGTTCCATCGTAAACTGCATAAACATCAAAGTCCTTGTTGCTCTTCGGATAAGAATATCTTTTTGTGCTTGTGTTAAAGTACCCAGTCTTAACTTCTATCTTGTAAACCATCCCCGCCTTTGTTGCAATTAGGTCACAATAACATGCTGGTGAAAATGCTTTAAAAACATCAAATCCTTTTTCAAACAAATCAACACACACGAGAACTTCTGCTATTTGACCTTTAGTTGATGGGGATATAGATTTATTTAAATTTTTCCTGCTAGTTTTTATCTTTTCTCTTTCTTGTATACACTTTTCACTACAACAGAGCGCCCTATACTTTGTCTGAAACTCATCACCACAAATTCCACACAAAGAAAGGTAATAAACGCGGTCTCTTCCGTTTGGAAATTTTGTAACTATTCTTTTTGGGTATTCTGTGTTCATTTTTATCTTTTGACTTTGAGGCTACCAAACCAAACCTTCGAGAAACTGCCCCCTCTTGCTTTCTCACTTTTACATATTGACAGTAAGTAGTGAAGTTCAGATATATGCTTCAAGTGCCCAATTTTGACCGCCACAGCTCGTAAAGTCATTGGCTTGTACTTTGTACCAATTCGCTCTAAATTGATGGCATTTGTCATTTCTTCAATGAGAGAGCCACGTTCTGTGTTTCGTGTCTTAGTGGGTAGTTGGTACTTCTGAAATAATGCTGCGTCCATACCTACAGTTTACTACACGTTCTTGTTGTGGGGTGTGGACAACTAGTTTACTTTATCTGTTACTTCCTCGACGGGGGTTAGTCAGCTTTCAGTATTTTTTCTATAAGATTTGTTGCGTCGTCATAGTCAATCCCATAACCAATCTTGTTTAAAACAGCTTCGATTGCCTTTACTTTCCACATTATATCTTTTGCTTTCTCTTGTGATAGTTCTTTGGTCATGGGGAGGCTTTAATAAAGTTTGCTAATAATATCTCAGTTGGCATTCTCCAGTGCATTTCTGACCATGCTTTTGCGTACTTTACATAAACTTCAGGCGGGAGAGATTCTAGGTACTTTTGTGCTTGTTGTAAATTCATATACTTAGTTTACTTTTAGTAAGATTCCTTTCTCTAAAAGTTCCAGTAAACCCATTTCCAATCTGCGTAAATATATGTTGTGTCTTTATAACAGTAGAGATGTTGCTTGCCCGAACCTTCAATTCCAGTTATTCCACCAATATCAGTACACCTTTCAATCGCTGTGTAGAGTCCGTTGTCCAGTACCGTGCTGGAAGCGGTAAACTCGTTAGCACTCCATGTTTTTACTAGCTTAACGTCTACAGGAGTGTCCACAAAAAGATACAAGCCTGTAACATATAAAGCTATTCCTACCAATCCCGCACAAATGTTTTGAATTATATTCATTTTGTTATTTTATTAGTTCCTTCCTCTATAAGAAGTCGGATGTAGGCACTTTCTGATAGGTTTAGTTTCTTTGATAATTTTTTTACTTTGAGGTCTTGTGTGGGAGTGATGCGGTAGAGTCTTTGGATGTAGTTTTGCATTTTACTCAAAATCGCACACCTTTACTTTTACAATAATTCTGTTTCCTCTAAAGTCAGTTAGTCTCGCAAGTGGCGTTCCTATGAGTCCTTCACTTTCTTTCGGTTCTTGTGCGATTGTAGAGTTAGGTTTCGTTTTCACATAATCTACCGCCTCTTGAATTGTTCCAGTAATAATAATCGGTACAACTTTGAGGTTAAATGAAGTTGCAATTTCTTCTACGTTTGTGCGCTCAAGAAAAGTATCTCCAACAGCTACATCAAATAGGATAAAGTCCTGTTCCTTTGAGTAAGCTCCTCCTGATTGAATCTTTCCTCCGTAACCTTCTCCATAGAAAGTAACTGGATTAGCTCCGAACTTCTGCTCAAATAGTTGTTCGTTAATAGTTCCCTTAAACAATTTATCCAAAACCATAATTAAGGGTGTAGGCATTTGCGCGTTATCAGTACGACCTCCAAAAATAACTGTGTGACCGTCCCAATGAACACGAACATTTGTCCCGTCTACCTTTTCAGTGAAAATCCACTTGTTATCTTTCAAATACTCGACACACTCATTTCTAAACTTGCCTTCAATGAGTTTCTTGTTACCTTCCATATCTCGCTCGAATAATGTTTCTATTTTGTGATATTCTTTCATATTCCTAGTATATCGCTATATGCAACTTTTGTGAAGTGTATAACCCAAACATTCTTAGTAGTCTTTAGGGGGCTAATACGGCTGACTGATTATATTCGTTGCTAGGTTCCACGTAAGTAGTTCAATATCTTTCTTTGAAAGTCCTAGTTCGTTTTCTTTATTATCAAACTGTATAGAGTCTCCTATTACTTTTCGTAAGTTATTGAATCTGTGCTTGTTAATAAAGTCTAACGGTGTTTTGTTTATTTTTGGGTATCTCATTTTATTTATTTTTCTTCAACCATGCTCGTCTGTCTTTACGATTCATGGTACTTAGTAATTCTTGTTCTTTCGGAGTGATGCCAACTATCTTTAATTTAGCCTTTTGTGGCTCTGTCATTTTGCTAACTTCTTCGTCTGTATACATTTCTCCAGTTGATAGGCTTGCCATATTTTTAAAGTTTTTCTAGTTCATCTTTTTTAAAGTGTCTTAACCATACTTTCTTCGCTTGTTTCAACATATCTGATTTCCTGTCCATATCCTTAATCCATTTATCAACATTTTTAATATCTACGTTACTACCGAAGTAATTTATGTGTTCCTTAAACACCTCTAAAGGTGGTGAACAGTTTACTTTGTAGCACTTTTCAAAGTTAAGTTTTTCCATAGCTAGTATGATTCTTTTACTTCGTAATCTACTCTATTCCAGTTATTATTTAGGCAGTTATTCGCACTTGTCGCACTTTGGAATGCTGCAACAATTATATTTGTCTCTTTTTCTCTTACAATAAACTTCAAACCTAGTTCGTGTAGTGATTGATTCATAGGCATACGATAGTTCCACAATGGATAAGACTAAAAACACAATAGATAAAAGCAAATACTCCTAGCACCATTAGACCGTCCTCATAAAAATTACTTCGCATAATGTTGTCTTAAAGCCCGTGAAATAAAAGAGTAAATCTGCGTACTTGAGTTTTCTTCTGTTTTGAGTGCTTTTTGTACTTGAGAGAAGTTAATTTCTCCTTGTACATACGCCAAAGCAAGTTCAACTTCGTTCTTAGAAAATCTAGTCTGCTGTTTTACACCTTTTAATTCTTTTGCTTTTTTTAATAATTTGTTCATCTCTTTTAGTATAACATAAGGTATAAAAAGTGTCTTGTAAGATTATGTGGATAACCACGTCTTGACTAGGAAAAGAAACTCACATTTTGCTTATTGTTTGGATTGTGTAGCTTTGTTCGAGATACTTTCATGTGCTTTCTTTTTCCAACAGTGAAAATATAGTTTTTTAGTTTCTTCTCCTTTTTAGGACGTTTGTTTCTTCGATTCGTTCTTATTACTTTGATGTCGAGTATAAAAGCATTTGTCGTATGAATTGAAGCGTGTTTATTTATTTTATGGTACAGGTCATGACACTTAGTACACAGAACACAAAGGTCGCTTTCTATATTTTCCTTTTTAAAATTAACATACGTCTTATGGTGTACATGTAGTCGTCTCTCGCTTTTACATCTTTCACAAATCTTGCCTTTGAGTTTAAAGACTTCTTTTCGTTTTTTGAACCATTCAGGACTTGTTATGTAGTCCATGTATTCACTGGATAATGTTTTCATTTGTTACCTGCGAAATAGGAATAGAAATGCCTGTATTCAGACATTCAGTAACTCTTTATAAAAAGAGAAATCAGCTTTTCCCTGTTCAAAAATGCTTTTACCGCATTTTCACTTGTCCATTCTAAGTCAAACGAGTGTCGGGCAGGATTTTGATATTAGACTTCGTTCCTGTTTACCCCTCTTTTTTCTGTTACCTAGCGTCAGAGCCGAATCCTGTCGGTCACATCTTTGGTACAGTTCTCACAATTATTGGCTTCTATCTAGGGGCTGTGAGATTCCGCCTACCATCCTACGATAGACCTATGTGATACAGATTTTTCTTACGGCTATCATCCCTCTTGTAAGTAGATGATATGCGTAAGAATACAAGAGTACCTTTCGGTTACCAAAAGTATACCATACCTATGTAGACGTGCAACTGTGGACAATCTTACAGCCCTCACACCCAGACCTTATAGTACAGAGTAAAAACAAAAAACCACCTTTCGGCGGTTCTTCTAATCAGGGAAAGTAAAACAAATGTATGAAAGATTTGTAACCTGACTATCCACAGAATAGCATAGAATTATTTTTAGGCAAGTGTATACTAACAACAGAAGGCTTTGCTCATTCCACCCGATGTCGGGTCTCGGTGTCTAACAATCAGAGGATGTAAATTTTCATAAACATAAACCCACCTAGCCTTCGGTGGGTTTATTGTCTATTCGTCTTCTAGTTGAGATAAAAACCTTTTCCAACATCGTTTTAAACGAGATAGGTATATTGAGATTTTCATAAGCGTGCTCGTGGCACATACTTAGTTTATCGTACTTTGTATGAAAATAACGGACGACTTTTTGTCTTTTAGTCGTCTTTTGGTTCGTTAGTTCTGGAAAACTTTTTATCATGAATTGTCAACTAATTGTAACCTAACAAATCGGTAATTGTCATGTTCCTGCACTAGACCGCGTTTACGCCTTCACAGCGGATTCCGTAAAGTATTTCTCTTCTTGGAAATGTTTTGTGTGAGGAATTTGTCTAGTGTAAACACACGACTGAGATGTACTGGTGGGGAACGATTTGTACAATAATACTGGCTCGTCGCCTGGGAAATCCCAGACCTTTTTCCAAGATTGTCCCCCAGCAGCACACCTCTGAGATGTACCTACGGTTACCGATAATGGAGTCGAACCATTTAACTAGTATTCCAACCACGGTTGAATCGGTAACGGAAGATACACCTCTAGTAAGCTACACACCATGCTCCTGCTTATTTAGCAGACACAGCCTTGTGGGAGCAAAACTGTTGCGCCTTTCGGCATAAGCACGAACACAGTGTGTAACTTACTTCTGTATATATTCTAGCATATGAGTAAAGAAGGGGGATGTGGATAAGCGAGGTTAGTAGCTAGTTCTCCGCTGCTGTATAAACTGGAGCACAATCTGAACAAAACCTACTTGGCTTCTTTGCTCGTGCACCGCATTTTGGACAACGTACTCTCATATTTGTTTTCACCTCTTTATGATAAGGGGGAGGGGGTTATTTTTTATAAGTAAAGCCTGTTATTTCGTTCATTAAAAACTGCATGATGTATCCCATATGCTCTTTTTCTTCCGTGAAGGATATGTTCCTATCTATACAAATCCACTGTAATACGTGAAGCACCTCGTGAGCTAGTTGTGCTTGGTCTTTTATCGGTTTCTTAATATAAATTGTTGCTTGATTTTTTGAGTCACTTTGCGTTATGGCTAAGATGTTATTCAAACCATGCTTTCCTTTGAAGGATTTAATATCTTTAACACAAACAGTGTAACCAAGATGGTTTATCTCAATTTTCATATTAAATAGTTAAGGCTTAGTGATAGGGGGGTTAGAAATCGTAAGTCTTTTCAAAAATGTCAGGCTTGCAAGGATACACTTCGCCGTTTACACCTTTGATAATATAATCCCCTTCATTTGCTGTCATCACTCCTTCAAGAGTAGTTATGTATATTTTTCTGCCAATCATGTTGCTTGTCTCCAAAGTTATTGGGCGTTCTGGAGTAGACCACGCAAGAATTTCGTCAAGGTACTCTTGTCTGGCGACTAAGTAATCTATTTCTACTGGTTTTTTTGTTGCTTTCATACCACCATTATATCATCAATACGTAAACTAGTATGTGGATAAGAAAACACCCCGAAAGGTGTTGGCCGTGGCGGAGAGCATGGTTACTCCCGACTTTATGCCACGAATACCTAAAGTATACAACTAAAAAACCACCTCGTGCAAAGTGGCTTCTTAGTTAACAGTGAGTGAGTTTTTACCCCACCCAAGTTAAGTTTACCCAATTTCGTTTGTTTGAGAAGGGGAGTTGTCCACATCCCGCTTCCCAAAGTAGAAGCCAAAAACAAAAGAGAGAGCTGAACCAAACAAAGATAGAATGTCCTTAGGGTCTAAGGTACCTCGCCAAACGCCCAAAATGACACTATACAGCGTGATAACTGCTAAGACCACAGTTAGTGCCATGAGCACAGATTTTGTCGCAGAGTTGAGAATTTTCATAGTGAGTTTAGTAAACGTATAATTTCTTTTTTTGTGTGCTCTTTTGAGAGTGGTGAGCTAACCACAAGCTGTTGTCCCCAGTCGTCTGGGAGACGTTTACCGAAACAAGTTTTTTGGGCAAATTTTCGATGAGGATGTATCTCTTCTTTAGGAATTGACCACTGTGTCATCTTTTCTTTTAACAACGCTGTAAGGGCTATTTTTTGGCTATCTGTGGGGTCTGTAGCGTCAAAGTTACCACTCAGCATTATTCCAATACTACCTTTGTTGTGTCCGATAGTATGCGCACCCTCTTCATCGTCTTTACGACACTGTGTTACTTTGCCGTCTCTTTCTATGATGTACTGGTAGCCACAATACCAACCAAGAGAGGAAATGAAATTGAACCTTGCCTTGTGGTCTCGGTTACACATAGCCACTGTGTAGTTTGAACTATCCGCCATTGGGTCTGCGTCTGTACCGCCTGAATGATGTAAGATTATTTTTGTAGGTTTCATAAGGACTTTTAACTTGGTTGCTATTGACTTTTTATATGTTGTGTCCCATAATAAATGGTGCATGCAATAATCAAACCGAACAATTTGGCTTCTCCCTCCTGACCGAGGGAGTTGTTTTATGCAATAGTTCGGTAGCTTCTTGGAACTTTCATTGGCTTAGGCCGATTTTTTGCTTTTAGTGTAAGTTTCTTTTTCATAGTTATTTAATATCTATTTCATACTCTTTCTCTAGCCTGTCGTACACCATGTCGGATACTTTTGGGGCTAGTTCGTTGATAATTTCGTTCTTGAAGTTCTGCATGTATAGCCAGAACGTGTAACCAACAATACTTATCACACCCACCCCGATGATACCCCATAGTTTAAAGACACCATCGAGGTTGGCTTTACGTTTTTTGTAGTCATCTATTTCTATGGAGTGAGCGTCAGTCAAGTCTTCTAACTTATTTACTCTGCCGTTTGTCTTTGTGACGTTCCTTAGTATCTCGTTTTGTTTTTCGTCGTGTCCTTTATGGTACTCTTTCATGTCTGTGATAAACCCCTCAACATTCTTAGTTAAGTTTTCAATCATATTAAAGAGTACTTCGTTAGTTGGTTTCATATTACATTAGTCCTCCTGATATTCCCATCATGTGCATCATTGGGGTAGGGGTGAAGGTTGCAGCAGCTACCATCGTCCAAGTACCACTACTTGTGAATGTGTGGATTTGATTACCTCCTACGGTTGTAATTGTCCCACCCGTTGAAGATGTTGAAACACCTGTAGAACCGTCTACAGGGAAAGAAATGATAACAACACCATCTCCTCCGTCTGCACCACTTTGCAGTCCTCCAATATTTGAACCTCCACCTCCACCACCTCCTAGATTGTCTGTTCCAGCTACCGCCGCCGCGACAGAAGTAGCACCTGAACCGCCCCCCCCTGTGCCACCCGCTCCCGCTAACGCTCCTTGTGATGTAGAACCTCCACCTCCACCACCTGCGTAGGTAACAGCAGAACCTGAAATAGAGTTAGAGGTTCCGTTACCGCCCGCCCCAGACTGGCTTGTTGCTGCTACACCGTTAGCCCCCGAAGCACTCGCCCCACCACCTCCGCCAGAAGGGTATGGTGTAGAAAACTGTCCTGCTCCACCAGCGTTGCCTTGTGTGCCAGAACCTCCAGTACCGTTAAAGGCCCCACCACCCCCTGAACCACCGTTATTTCCGTTAGGGTCGCCGTTTGACCCTCCACCTCCCCCTCCCGCAGCAGTAATACTACTAAACACAGAATCTCCACCGTTACCACCTTGGTCAGCAGAAACAGCACCAGTACCACCAGTTCCTACTGTTATCGTGTAGGCTTGAGGTGTTACAGTAAGTGCCGCGTCATATTGATATCCACCAGCTCCACCTCCACCTGATGCGTTATATCCACCTCCACCTCCTCCACCGACTACAAGGGTTGCTACTGTTGCCATAAACTATACTTTATTCGCCCATAGTGCGTTCCACTCGCTGCCTGTGTACTGTGCAGACATCATAAAAGTCTTTCCTGCGGTTGTAGTTGCAGGAAAAGCAGCACCAAAGGCCTTATAAGTTGAGTTGATAGTTAGTGTTTGAGCTCCTGCTGAATCCACGTAAATCATGATTGTCTCCCCAATAACTGGTGTACCTGTAGGGGCATCAATTGTCAGTGCTGCTGTTTGAGTTGTGCGATAGTAGACGTTTGCTGTAGCAAGGTCAGGGGATAGGTTAGACGCCGTTGTAGAGCTTGCTGTGCGAGGTTGAACTCTTTTGTTTGTTAATGTGCTTGTACTTGAAAGTGTTGGCACAGAATCAGCGTTAGTACCTACATCTGCGGTTGCTACACGAAAATCACCACCAGCAACAGCAAGTACGTTACCTGTTTGTGTAAGAGTAACGTCGCCACTGTCCCAGTTCACTACTGCACCTTCTGCCAGGAAAACGTCAGACCACGCTTGACCTGCTGCACCAAGAGCTGCACCATCGTTTGTTGTCGGTACTATACTTGTTGTTACTGTTGCTGTTGTGAGTACAGGACTTGTTGCTCGCACAAAATTCCCAGTTCCTGTCCCTGTGTATTCTGCAGAAGTAAGATGTTTAAAGTCCCCATTATTTAACCCAGCTAAATCATTATGCTGTGTTGTTAAAGGTGAATGAAAATGAGAGTAGTTCTCGCTACCTCCATGATATAATGTGAAATTTCTTGCTGTTGCAGATGTTGTTCTACCAAAATATGCTACGACAATCCTGTCTGTGTCATTTAAACCTGTGAACTCAGGCTGTGTTGTATTATATGAAACCTCTTCCACTCCTGTCGAAGCAATATCACTAGAAGTTGACCTAAATAAAAGATAATACAAAGCTGAAAGCGATACACCTGACTCGTTAACATAACCTGAATCGGTTAGTGTTACTGTAACTTGACTTGAAGATGTAAACCCTGAAATCCAGCAAGTTTGATTTGGAGTTTCAACTAAAGTAGCAGTTAGTTCTGTCCCATCTCCAACATCTCCTGCAACAAACGGTGTTCCACCTGTTACAGTAAGAGTTCTTGTAGCACCTGCACCTGTAAACGTAGCAGTCATGCCTGTTTGTTCTACTCGTTTATTAATACGAGTTTCAATGAAATTGGTTCCTGTTACTGCTGAAACTTTGGCAAACGTAGAAAAATCCCATACACCAGCAGGGATTGTTGTTCTACCCAAAGATCCTGAAACAAATCTTTCTAAAAAAGCAACTCCTCCATTAATATCAGCGTCCGCAGATGCTGTATTTGTAGTTTCCGCATAAGCCGATGGTGTAATAGATAGGCTCTTATTATCAGCTACCGCTAAAGTGTTATCTAGATAAAACACAGATGCTGAACCCACTACTTGCGTTGTAGGAACTGGAATCCAAGCACTACCATTCCATGCTAAATGATCGTTTGTGTTTGGAGTAGATACTTGAACGTTAGAAAGATCATCTAAAACAGAGTTTGTATTTAAAACATTTATACCTCCTTCTTGTAGTCTTCCTGTTCCTTTAGGAATTAAATTTATATTTATATTAGAAGAAGATCCAGTCGCCGTGTCTGTAATTGTACCAGTACCTCCTGATACTTGATGATAATCCGAACTAGCTGATCCAATATTAGTAGTTCCAACTAAAGTAGAACCAGTAGATCCGCCTGCTCCAAATAAAGCAACTTGTGTTCCTCCATTGTTATGAACATTAACACCACCAGAACCTGTTGCCTTAATTTCTGGGGTGTTGATTCTTGTTGTAAAAGTTGGGTCTGTTCCAAAAACCAAAGCTCCAGA